TGATAGATGCTGGCGTAAATCCTTCAGAGACAATTATCATTGAAGACTCTAAACATGGTAGAGAGGCTGCCGTCAGATCAGGCGCTCATGTTTGTGGCGTTGATAATAGTTTTGATTTTACATTACATAGAATTAAATCTATGATAGATTCTATTAAGCCAGCAGCAATAAAGTGGCCCGGTAAATCTGATGTTAATATATTAATTCCAATGGCTGGGGCTGGATCTCGTTTCGCTCAAGCCGGATATCAATTACCAAAACCATTAATTGATGTTAATGGTTTGCCAATGATCCAAAAGGTAATTAATAATCTAAATATAGATGCTAATTTTATTTTTGTTGTTCAGAAAGAACATTACGAGAAATTTAATCTGAAATCTTATTTAAGTCTTATGGCGCCTGGTTGCAAAATAGTTTTAACAGATGGCATTACTGAGGGTGCGGCTTGCACCACCTTGCTTGCCAAACAATTTATAAATAACGATAGGCATCTGATAATTGCTAATTCTGATCAGTTTGTTGAATGGGATAGTTGTGATTTCATGTATTTTGTGTTATCTAGCTGTTGTGATGCTGGCATTTTAACTTTTAGCGCAAATGAAACTAAATGGAGTTATGCAAAGGTAGGAGACGATGGGTATGTTTCTGAGGTCGCTGAGAAAAAAGTTATTAGTAATGATGCTACAGTAGGGATATATTATTGGAAGCATGGCTCTGATTATGTTAAATTTGCAGAACAAATGATCTCAAAAAATATTAGAGTCAATAATGAATTTTATGTATGCCCGGTATTCAATGAGGCCATTCAAGATGGTAAGAAGATTAAAATCTTTCCAACAAAAAAAATGTGGGGGCTTGGCACGCCAGAAGATTTAGAGAGATTTTTGTTTAATTATAAAGAGTGATATGATTACAATTTTTACAATGGCATATAATGAAGAAGTAATGTTGCAATTTATGATTGATCATTATAGACTAAGATTTCCTAATTGTCATATAGTTGTTAGAGATAATCAGAGTCAAGATAGAACAATTGAAATTGCATTGAGAAATAATTGTGAAATAATTTCTTATGATACTGGCGGCCAAATAGATGATTTTAAATTACGAGACTTGAAAAATAATTGCTGGAAAACAGCCACTACAGATTGGGTTTTAGTTTGTGATGTAGATGAGCTTTTAGATATTACAAAAAGTGATTTGATAAGAGAGCAATCATTAGGGACCACCATAATAAAAACTGAAGGATATGATATGATCAATATGGAAGATAATTTTGATCTTACTAATATTAAATATGGATCAAAAGATTCTAATTATAGTAAATCAGCATTATTTAATAAACAATTTATTAGAGAAATAAATTATGAGTGCGGGGCTCATTTAAGCAATCCTATCGGAACTATTACGTATAGTAAGGCCACATATAATTTGTATCATTACAAATTTATTAATCTAGAATATTTAATTAATAGATTTCAAATGACAGCTCAAAGATTGAGCGCCATTAATAAACAATGTGGAATGGGTGCCTATAATTCGGAGCCCGAAGAAAAGACTAGAAAAATATTCGAAGATAGAAGACGCTCGGCATATAAGATATTATAATGGAGTTACAATGAGAATGATAATATCTGGTACTGGGTTTTGGGACGCACAATCTGCTCATTTATTTCATGGGCACTCTCAGCCGCTAGTAAATTGGATTGCTAATTATCTTGAAAAAGATAAACAAATCTATGATTTTGGCTGCGGCACTGGACAATACTTAAAAAGATTAAGTGATGCCGGATTTCAAGAATTACTTGGATTTGAGGGTGATCCACCGGTTCAGCGTGAATTTCCACACATTGTACAACAAGATTTAACTAAATCATTTATTTTACCAAAAAAAGGTAATGTTATTTGTCTTGAGGTGGCCGAGCATATCCCAGCTCAATTTGAAAGTACATTTCTTGATAATTTGGCAAATGCTTGTGATGGTAAATTAATTATGTCTTGGGCTGTTCGTGGGCAAGGGGGCGATGGCCATATTAATTGTTTAGATAATCATGAAGCTATTGCTAAAGTATCTAATAAAGGATTTATCTATTTAGCAGATGAAAGTGAGGCTGTTCGCTCAACAATAGATCCTATTAAAAATAGTATTGCTGATGGTGAACTACCTTGGTTTAAAAATACTACATTAGTTTTTCAAAAGGCATAAAATGATTACAGTATATACTATGGCCTATAATGAAGAAGTAATGATGCAATTTATGATCGATCATTATAGATCAAGATTTCCTCAATGTAAAATTGTTGTTTATGATAATGAAAGCACTGATGCCACCGCGGCCATATCTTTAGCAAATAATTGTGAAGTAATTACATATTGCACTAATGCTCAAGTAGATGATGATAAACTAAGAAATTTAAAAAATAATTGTTGGAAAACTGCTACTACAGATTGGGTTTTGGTTTGCGATGTAGATGAATTATTAGAAATTAATGAAGATCAGCTAAAGGAAGAGGACTCATTAGGGACTACAATAATTAAATCTGAAGCATATAATATGGTTAATTTAGAAGATAATTATAATTTAGCAGCAATGGATCATGGCTCCAGATGTTCTTCGTATGACAAAGATTATCTTTTTAAGCGAGCAGTTATTAAAGAAATAAATTATGTTCCTGGTGGTCACTATACCAATCCCGTTGGAATAAATAAAAATAGCTCAAAACTATATAGAGCTTATCATTATATTAATATTCATCCAGAATTAACTTTTAAGAAATATCAATATACAAAAATTAGATTAAGCGAAATAAATAAGAAAATGGGGTGGGGAGTTCACTATAATAGAGATGTGCCATTAGAAGAGGTGCGTTCTTGGTTTGCGGGCGCTAGAAGTAATTTGATTAAAGTTAGATAACTATGCAAATTATAAAAAACTCAATAAATTTTAATGTCATACCAAATCAAATTTTTAATCAAAATGATTTATGGTTTGGTGGGACTATAGCTTTTTGGGAAGAATTTATGAGTGAACGCGAAGAAGACACAAAAATAATGTCTAGATATTTATCTAAAGATTATTCATATTTAGATATTGGCGCATGGATCGGATCAACTGTTTTATATGGATCTCAAATGGCTAAAAAATGTTATGCTTTTGAGCCAGATCCAATAGCCTTCAAAATACTTGAAAATAATATTTTAGCTAATCCCAATATCACCAATATAAAAAGTTATTCTAAAGCAATCGCCGATCATACAGGCAAAATACAAATTGGCAGCAATACTAATATGGGAGACTCTATGTCTTCAATTCTTTTTAATAAAAATGCATTATGTGTAGATTGTGTATCATTAAATACTTTTTTTAAGGATGAAGATATACAAGATTGTAATTTTATAAAAATGGATATTGAAGGCGGTGAATTCTCTGTATTGCCGGCATCTAAGGATTTTCTTCAACAAATTAAGCCAACCTTATATTTATCTTTGCATACCCCTTGGTTTTCTGATAAAAAATTATTTTTAGAAACCATAATGGATTCAATCTCTTTCTATAAAAATATCTATTCATCTACTGGCCAATTATTAAAATATAATGACATTTTAAGCCTGTCAGGATTCACATCTATAATTGCAACTAATAAAGATTAAATTATGACTAATGATAAAAAAATTACAGTTTGTTTGACATCTTGCAACAGGTTTGATCTATTGCGGCAAACTTTAGATAGTTTTTTTAAACTCAATACATCGCCTATAGAGAGATTTATTATTACTGAAGACTCAGTAAACATAGATATGAAATCTAAAATATTAAACAATTATGGTGATAAGGTAGAATTAATTTTTAATGATGTAAATAAGGGGCCATATAAATCTATTGATTATATGTATGGCCAAGTAAATACTGAATATATTTTTCATTGTGAAGATGATTGGATGTTTAGAGGTAATTATAATTTTATTGGAGAGTCGTTATCTATTTTAGAGGAAAGAAAAGATATTCATCAAATTTGGATTATTCCGCCAAGCATCCACCCTCATGCTATTGAAAACGAATTATTATATACATCCATTAATGTTCCATATAAAATGGTAAAGGCTGATCACGGGGGCGGCTGGTGTGGATTTTCTGGCAATCCCGGATTAAGAAGAAAATCTGATTATATGAAAATGTTTCCAAATGGATTGGCAGAGTTTATAGTTCCAAATAAGCCCATTGTGCTTACAGAGCATAATTGTAATCTAAATGCGGGCAAGCAGGGATATAGAGCTGCAATATTAATGAATGATGCGTGCCATCACATAGGATATGGTAAGTCAACACATGCAAAATAATTCTAATCCATTAGTTTTAAGAGACTTTTCAATTGAGCAGCTACTTCGTAGAGATCCAGTTATTATTGATATGGCTGAGGTATCTAATTTTCTTTCTGGAAAACGAGTACTTGTAACTGGTGCAGCTGGTAGCATCGGAAATGAATTAGTTCGACAAATTGCAAAATTTAAACCAGAATCAATCATATTCTTTGATCATAATGAAAATAACCAATTCTTTCTTGAAAAAGAAATGAAGGCAAGTTTTCCTGAATTAAAAACAATACCTCGTATCGGATCTATTGCTGATAGGGCTCGGGCGGCAGCTATATTTAATGAAACAAATCCACAAATTATTTTTCATGCAGCAGCAAATAAACACGTCCCATTAAGCGAAGCCAACCCGAGCGAGGCTATAAATAATAATATTCTAGGTACGCATGTAATTGCTGATTTGGCTGAACGAATGAAATGCGAAGCATTTGTATTAATATCAACTGATAAGGCTGTAAATCCTACATCAGTTATGGGCGCAACAAAACGTATTGCTGAATATTATATTCAATTAATGGCAAAATCTAGCTCTAAAACAAGGTTTGTTACAGTTCGCTTTGGAAATGTTCTTGGAAGTTCTGGAAGCGTAGTTCCAATTTTTAAATCTCAAATTGAAGCAGGGGGCCCAATAACTGTAACCCACCCAGACATGTATAGATTTTTTATGACAATTCCTGAAGCTTCCCAACTACTTATTCAGGCCGCAGCATTTGGGCAGGGCGGTGAAATTTTTGTTTTAGATATGGGTGATCCAGTAAAAATTGTTGACCTGGCGCGCACCATGATTACGTTGTCAGGGATGACGCCTGATATTGATATTAAAATTGAATTTTCTGGATTGCGTCCCGGCGAAAAAATTTATGAAGAATTGTCGTTTGATAATGAAACGACTTTATCAACACATCACCCTAAAATACGTAATACTAAAACTCCGCTGCCAGAACAGAGTATGTTAGGTAAAATAATTAGATTAGAACAGCTTCCGGCCGATACTGACCCCGCAGTTTTAAGACAAGAATTGGGCAAGCTTATTCCAGAAGCAACATTAAAAAAATAATTTATTATGGAGATATTATGAAGTACACCGTAACTATTGATGATTTGAAACAAATTAATGATCGTAGAGGCATTCCTGCCTTACTAAATAAGATGCAAGCGGAAACCATTTGTGAGATTGGAGTGAAAGAGGGGGCGCACCTTAATTCATTATTAACCGCATCTTCAATAAAGAAAGCGGTAGCCATTGATATTTGGGCCGAAACTGGTGTTCGTAGTCAGAATGATGACTCATATGAACAAACTCGCTTAGACGGCATCTATAATCAAATGAAACAACTTGAAGCTAGAGATAAGAGAGTTCAAGTAATTAAAGACTTCTCTCCTGGTGTAGCGGCTCAATTTGCTGATGACTATTTTGATTTCGTATATATTGATGCTGATCATACAGAGTCAGCAGTATATACAGACTTGTGCGCTTGGTGGTCAAAAGTTCGTCCTGGTGGAGTATTAGCTGGACACGATTATTGTGATATGGTGCTTCGATGCCCAGATGGATCTGAAGTCACATTCGGAGTTATTCCGGCAGTAAATCGTTTTATTACTGAAATGGCACTATCATTACATGTAGATAATGAGCACCCTTGGAGAGATTGGTTTATTCCAAAGCCGGTTTAATATGAAATATATAATCGTTGGTGGCGCCGGATTTATCGGAAGTCATTTCGTTGATGCTTTGCTGCGCAATACTAAGGTAGATAAGGTTACCATTTATGATAATTTTTCTTCTGGCAGAATGTGGCATTATGAACATCATCTAAATGATCCTAGATTTAATGTAATCATTGGTGATGTTGAAAGCACTGAGTATTTAACTAAAGCTATGGCTGGTCATGATGTAGCAATACATCTAGCCTCTAATCCAGATATTGCAAAAGCTGCGACTCAGCCAGATATTGATTTCTGGCAAGGAACTGCATTAACCAATTCTGTAGTAGAGGCTATGCGTCGAGCTGGCGTTAAGAGATTACTATACGCTTCTGGCAGCGGCGTTTATGGAGATATTGGCGAAGAAGAGGCTCAAGAAGATCGCGTCCAATTACTTCCAATATCAACCTATGGAGCCAGCAAATTAGCTGGTGAGGTTATGATTAATTCTTATTGCTATATGTTTGGATTAACTGCTTGTATTTTCCGCTTTGGAAATGTGGTCGGTCCAAGACAAACTCATGGCGTTGGTTTTGATTTTGCTAAAAAATTATTACACAATCCATTTGAGCTATCTATCTTGGGAGACGGAACTCAAAGCAAATCATACATTCATGTTTATGATGTAGTTAGAGCCGTCTTAATTGCAAATGAAAAATCTACAAAGCCTTGCCAAGTATTTAATGTTGCAACTGGCGACTATATTACTGTTAGCGAGATTGCCGCTTTATCAGCCGAGTGTGTTGGCGCTCCAAATGTGAATATGAAATATTCTGGCGGCAATCGTGGCTGGAAAGGTGATGTTCCAATTATTAGACTCAATACAGATCGTATTAAGAGTTTAGGTTGGACATGCAGCAAATCTACAAGAGATGCATTAAAAACATCAATCTTATCTATGTTGCCAGATATTAAGTTGAATAAGATGTAATATTATTCATACTGCGGCATTATAGCACGGCTTATTTTTAGCGTTAAAAATATTGACACCGCAAAAATAATGATTATGTTGTAAAGGCGGGGCAATGATTGTAGATACTTTGGCTATTTTGGGCGTGCTTGTGCTAATGTTCATTCTTGCTGGTAGTATTGGCAGCATTATGCTATATATTTCGCATTATACTAGATATGTCCAACAAACTACGAAAAAGAGTTCTGACAAAGCTGGCCCAGGCCCAACCAATCCAGCCTAGTACAACTACGCCCGTAGCTCCTACTACCGCACCGTTGCCTGCTATTCCTGGTGATTTAACCAATCAATTAGCTGCTGGATATAATAATCAACATGTGGTAGATTTATTAAAAGAAGTGATTAAGACGCTAAATATCGCCATGCACTATTCGAGCGGTGGTAAAAATAACTGGCAAAAGGTTATTGGAAATAATTTGGAGCTTAGCGGCGACCCAACTCAAACCAATGTAGCAAAGATTGCTAAAAGGGTCTATGAAACTTTCTTAAATGGCAGACAAGCATTTAAGGCCAAGATACCTCAAACAACTATTATTAATTGGGCCGATAATATTCTTAGTAGTGGCGAATTAAGCAATATTCCAGCAACTACCAAAGCTGGCGAATTAAAACAAAAACTTAATGGCAAAGAACTAAGAACTATTATTACAGAGAATATGGCTGATATTAAGAAACAGCAGCCATAAGTTATATTTATTCAAGATGTCTATTAAATTAAAAGATCGAGTCGCGTCTTATCAAGACTCGTCCGATTACAAATTGCTCAACCGTCTGCCTATAGTAATTTCTATCAATGGCAGGGCGTTCGCCAAGGCTACGGAGCTTTTGGATAAGCCCTATTGTCCTAAATTCGCTGAGTGCATGCTATCAACCACCGTAAGGCTATGCTCCGAAATCGAAGGCGCTCTGTTCGCCTACCAGCATAATGATGAAATTATAGTCGTGGCAAGAAACGACCAAAGCCCCGAAACTACCCCTTGGTATGATAACAAATTGCAAAAGATTTGTTCCGTTACCGCTTCGATCGCTACACTACATTTTAGCAGTTGTGCCAATACTATTGATCTTAATTTAATTGGTGACCCAATCTTTACATCTCAAGTATTTGTTGTTCCCAATATAATGGAAGCAATTAATACTATCGTCTATAAACAACAGCAGAACTTCTACACATCTATTCAGCTTTCCTGCTTTTATGAATTGCTTAAAAAGCATGATAAGAATGCCATTAAAGAAATGTTAATGGGATTAAGCGTTGATGAGAAGATTGATTTACTCAATCAAGAGTGCGGAGTAGACTTTAATGATTATCCATTGCCTTTTAGAAGGGGAGCTGGATGCTATAAAGTGCAGAAGGTTAATGATGGGGTAATTAAGAATAAATGGTCTGCTAATTTAGATTTACCTATATTTACCAAAGATCAATCATTTTTAAGCAACATTTTTAAGAATGGTTCAGATATCTTTAGGAGTGGAAATTTTTAATGAAAACGACAGCTTATGTAATGAAGTCTATGATGTGCGTTGATCCTCCGATTGAATTGTCGGAAGATATTTCTCGCCAGATTTGCGATAAATTATTTCAATTAAGGACGCCATGCGATATCTTCCCAAGAACGCCAAGCGGATATACAGTTGAATGGGATGGGCCACCCATGGTGCGGGTTGTTGTATATGGCCCAATAGTCTGCCTATACTGCTTTGGGCGCGCCTCTTACCTTCAGGACACAGCAGGGCTCGAAGATTTGCTAAAGAGCGTTCTGGGGCCAATATGAAGAAGTGTTTCTTCCAACCAGATAAAAAACGCTACAATACTCAAAAAGATGCCGAGACGGCCATTTTACTTATTGACAAAAAAGGCTTGAGGACTTATAAGTGTGATTCGTGCCGAGGCTGGCACTTAACGAGCAGGGCCCAAAATTAAAAAATAAAACCCCTTGACAATCTGGGAATAAAGCGTTATAATACATACAGAAGTAAGACAGTAGGCCCGCGTAGCTCAGTTGATAGAGCACCTCACTAGTAACGAGGATGTCGTCGGTTTGATTCCGACCGTGGGCTCCAAGAATTGAAATTAAGCTTTTTTCGTATAGTGTTAATACCTCGGATTTGTATCCCGATGACAAGAGTTAGATTCTCTTAAAAAGCTCCAACTTATAACTATAGGCATTCGTAGTATAACGGCCATTATTCATCTTTGGTAAAGATGAGAATCGGGTTCAACTCCCGACTTATGCTCCAACAAATATCACTTCTCAATATCGGCTGATATATTATGTGTATGAGGCAAGGATTAACCACCAGCGAAGCTGGTAAATTAGGCGCAATTGCTACGGCAAAAACGGCAGCTTTTCGCAAACAAAATCGCATTAATGATTGGAATACTAACCCAAAATTATGTAAATTTTGCAACATTCCTATTACCTACGAAAATAGGAGAAACAATTTTTGCAATCATAGTTGCGGAGCAAAATATATTAATGTATCTAGAGGTTTTGATTTAGCAGAGAACAAAATATTCAATTGTTTATTTTGCTTAAATAACTTTAAAGCAAAAGGTACTGACGAACACAAATATTGTTCTCAAGAATGCATGTCGGCATTTTGGTGGAAAGAAACGAAAGATAATCTAATATCTACTGGAATAGATAGTTCTGCGGCTAATCGTACTGGTAAAAAATATCTTATCGAACTGCATGCTGGTAAATGTCAGCTTTGCAATTTATCTGAATGGAAAAATCAGCCAATGCCATTAGTATTAGATCATATTGATGGCAATTCTTCTAATAACTTACTATCTAATTTAAGAGTAATTTGTAATAACTGTGATGCTTTGGAGCCTACTTTCAAGGGTCGCAACAAAGGTAATGGCAGATTTAAAAGAGCAGCACGATATAAATATGAAAAAGAAGTTTTAAATAAAGCTGATGTGTTCTAAGAGACAATCTTATTTCGTACATAAGATGAGTCGGGGCGGTACCGACCTTCAGCTCCAATCGCGTAGATTATAATGATCTATTCGCTGTTCAACAAAAGACTCAACTATTACGCTCAAGGTGATGCGAGTGGTGGGGTGAACCAAAAACAAATAACCTTTAAGCTAATGTCGTATAGTGATATTACGCTGCCCTCGTAGCGCAGTCATATGAGTTTGATTCTCATCATTAGCTCCAATATAATCTACTAATTATGTGTTATACTGGAATGACGTATATTACTAAGCTAGCAAACCATTTTATCTCCAAATATTCTGCTGAATTTCCAAATATGGGAGCGCCACTTGAAAAAGAGGCCGCTGAACAAGTGGATATGCTTAAAAAAGATTTGAACGCCTATAACAAATATATTGTTGGTGGCCCCCATAGTTGGGATGACAAGCTTGGTTTAGCCATTCCCAATATTAAAGAATATCTTTCTGAAGATAACCGTGAGGAACTTATATTAAAAATAAGACATTTGTTGCAGCGCCTAGTTCGATCAGCCGAGACTAGGAGACATTGGCCAGATACATCAGAGGGCATGCGTAATTTGCTGAAAAAAATGGTTTTAACTCTTCAACAAATTGATTCTAAAATAGGTGGTTTTTTGATGGAAGCATGGAGACTTGATAAAGAAGATAAGGATCATATTGCTAAAAAAGAAGATAGAAAAGAAGAATTAAGAAAAATGCTATCTGATCGCGGATTCAAATAATGGGATTGACTTAGATTCGACAGAGTAAGTAGTGTTAAAATATAGGTATCGGATGATTACAACCGATTAAAAAGTGATCAACATTAAATGCAAATGATAATAGCATTGCTCCATTAGCACTAGCTGCTTGATGGATGTCCCTAGATAAGATTGTTTTGGTAATCAACGGGATATAAACCACTAAAGCTAGTTTCTAGTTCGGTTACGGAATTAGAAATTAAATAAACAGTAAATAGCCCATAGAGCGATATCTATAAGTGTTGCTAATTACATTCTTAATTGGCTAAACCTGTAACGAGTTTTGATATGAATTATTTTGGACTCGGGGGGCAGTGCCCCGACAATTCCACCAATAACCGAACATCTCCACATTAGTTGATATATACTATGTTAAGGGTTCAATGAAAATAATTTGCGATACATGTGGTGAAACCTTCGATAAAGAAGATAGAGAATATCGCCGCCAAATAAAAAAGGGCCGTGATAGATTTTTTTGTACTAGAACTTGCGCAGCTATTAAAAATAATGAAGAGAACCCAAGGGAAGGAAACCCAGAGTTCTTAATAGCAAATAATAGGAAAGATAATTACACTCCATTTAGATGGTATGTTCTTCGCAGCCAATATAGAGATAAGAAACGCAAATATGGATGTGATCTAACTGTTGAGTTCCTTAAAAAACTTTGGGAACAACAAAATGGAATTTGTCCATTTACTGGGTGGAAATTAATTCTACCTAAAGATACGAATGGCTGGACTGAATATAGTACATATAATGCAAGCATAGATAGAATAGACAATTCTATTGGCTATATGAAAACTAATGTTAGATTTATTTCAGTGATGGCAAACTTAGCTAGACAATCATTTACAGATAAAGAACTTATAGATTTTTGTAGTGCAGTCGTAAACAATAGCAAACCATGAAAAAAGTATATGCTCTTGGCGTAATTCTTGCTGACCTGTCAGATAACCCAAGATCCTTTATGAAAGATCATCGACTTTGGTATATCTTTGGTAATTTTGCAGACGCTGAAAAATGCGTGCTTGAAAATCAAAGCGATATCTTCGAGGGCTATTACAACCTAGCGTTGATTGAAGAGATTAGCGTAATCAATCCATTAGATCAAAGTGAGATGTGGGGTGTTCCGCCGCAATGGTGGTATCTTGCAGACTCATCTATTGATCGGTATTCGCCGGTTATTTCTCGCATTGAGCCGCCCAAAGCGGCTGAACATTTGGCATGTTTCTGGGTAGGATAAGATTATGTATTTAACAACTGTAATTGATAATATGCACGGCAATAGAAGAGGATGCATTTCACTTTCTATGGGAGATGTAGAGATGCATTTGGCTGCAATATTAGAAAATTGGGACTGCGATTATACAGAAGAAGAATTTCAATCTATAATTAAAAATATGCGGGGTTTCGCTAATGAAGATAGCAAATCCTATATAGAAGTTTGGATTAAAAAAATATTACCTGGGGATACATTCGATTTATGAAATGGCCATTATTAAATAAGTCTCCCGCAATTCCTTCAGAAGGAGCCGTGGGAGATTTTGCTTTTCGCAGATCATTCTACCACCACCCAGGCATTGATATCTATTGTGATTTTGGGCAGGAAGTTCAAGCCATTGAAGATGGCACGGTAGTTCATATCGAAAACTTTACAGGGCCTAATGCTGAGCCAACGAGCCCTTGGTGGAATGAAACTCATTCGATCCTTATCGAGGGAGCATCTGGAGCTTTAGGATACTGCGAATTAAAACCATTGCCCCACGTTCATATTGGAATGAAGGTAAAAGAAGGCGATGTTATAGCTACGATCGTTCCAGTCCTTAAAAAAGATAAAGGCAATGGAACGACCATGCTTCATTTCGAGCACTATGTTTCCGGTACGAAACATCATGTTACATGGGTATTAGATGCCGAACGACCAGTTGAGTTACTTAATCCAAGAGAGTTATTAGAGAAGGCTCATGCAAACAATATTTAATACGATAAGTGAGTTAAATGCTTATGTGCCAAATTGTTTGATATGCTCTAAGCCCATGCAATTTATTGTTGATGGCTACTTAAAAAAGACAGCCGCCAATAAATCTCGTTGGGACAGTGGCAATGAACATGTTAAGTTTCTAATGAAACTTGAAGATGGTATAATGCACTCCAAACACAAGAGCCTATCTATTGCCATTGATATAAATAACAATCTTATTATTGATGGACAAGATACAATTAATAGGATGTTAACTGGAGCTAGCTATCTTAGAAAGACTTGCCCGACTTGCCACTTTAAGATTCATACTGTGTACAGCTCCGGAAATATTAAAAAAGAAAAAAACTTCCCGGCCTTGACACTCCAGATCGAGGAGTTACATTATACGATGAAGGGCGGCAAGGACGTTCGTATCACAAAGTATTACAACACATTTGAGCCTGAAAAAGAAACTTTAGCATTAATACGGCTATGTGGTAAGACGCTTCCAGCGGTTCCATTTAACTTCAATAAGCTTAAAGATTTGCACAACTTAAACACTAGAATTGCTACAATCAAACTATTCCACTAATAACTGGATATATAAACAGTCATGACATATCTATAGATCCTATCACGCTCGCGTGCGCCTCCTTAAATCAGATTGATTCTGGTTGATACGTTTAATTATGTTAGGAGATATAAAATGAAAAATGCACTGAAACACAATAGTCAGAAGTTTGTTATGATTGGTACGATTAAAGGTCTTGCGGTTGAGGCGAAGCGAGCCAGAAAGCTTATTCTGGGCGCTCACTCGAATGAAGCTTTATGGTCATGTACTTGGCGCAAAAAGTTAGTTGGCGCCAATATTCGTTATAATTTATTAGCATACGCCTTCTTAAAGGGTATGCCGTACGCTAAGCTTGAGCAGAAGTGTCGTGAAGACAATAAGCCTCATGCTACGCCAATATTCGCTATAGTTAAGGCTAATGCTCCGTCATGGTTAGCATATGATAAGTTTACTAAACAGGGTGGTGGGCCTTATGTTCCCACAGTAGAAGCCGTTCAAGCCTGGCTTGAAGGAGCAGTCTAATGTCTCTATAGAACATCAAGATGGGTGATAAGCTATATGTGATAACTCGTTCGGATTTAGATCCAGGTTATCAGGCTGTCCAGAGCCTTCATGCTGGAATCCAGTTTGCTATGGAACATACCGAGATTCATCGGGAATGGTTTGAGAACTCAAACTATCTTGGCTTATTGTCGGTTGCAAATGAGATTGAATTAAACAATTTAATTGAAAATGCACGGGAACAAAATATCAATGTCTCTATTTTTAGAGAGCCAGATATAGGTGATCAAATAACTGCCATAGCTTTGGCGCCTGGTGCTAGAACTAAAAAGTTATGTAGTAGGCTTAAGCTTGCATTAAAATAATCCTAACAAGGGAAAATAACATGATGACACTACGAAAATGAACAAACAGATGCTTCTCACCTCGATCGCTAATGAGGTGCAAAAGAAGCATCCATGGAGAATATCCCAAGAAAAATACATTGCTCTCTTTGGAGAATTACCGAGAGAGTTTCTTGCGGAACGATTGGCTTACGATAATTTGCTAGAAAAACAAAAGCAATTCAAGATATGCCAGTTAGTTTTATCTTCTGTAAAAATAGAAATAAAACTTACATTAGATGAATGTATAGTTTGGGAACTTAATTTGGATAAATGGGAAGAGGCGAAAACTCACAACATTTTACCAGGTGATATTAAGAAACTATTGAAATAAGATACTTATGCGTCAGTAGCTCAATTAGGGAGAATGGTTTATGCTTGCGCAGCATAGATGACTATTCCGTAGAAGGAGCACCTACTATTTAAGTAGGAGGATGTGTGGTGCAAATCCACACCTGGCGCCCCAATGCTTTTATAGCTCAAAGGAAGAGCAACTGTCTCTAAAACAGGGTATGCGATGTCGGGATTCGCTAGAAGCGCTAAAGGTCAAAATGGAATGGACTAGAGTTAAAAATATTACTCCTTATATTAAATCTGGAGATTATCTTTCTGATGAGGAAGATTTCTCTTTATGTAGAAGGCTTTACTCTCCTAAAGATAAAAAATACCCTCTATTTTCTATAGGCATAGATGCTAACACATCATATGTAATTAAAAGGCCATTTATTGGTATTAAAATTAGTTTTTCCTGTAAAAATAAACGCGGAGAGTGGTGGGATGAGAAATCAGATTTATCATGTCTTCCATTAGAGCTTTTTGATGATCTAAAAGAAATGATGGATGAAGTAGTTACTAAAATAAAGAAATGAGATTATTATGGTAGTATTGACCTGTCTTGGTGTTTCGTTAGTTGGTGGAGTTATCTTAGGTGTAGGCTGGCGAGTTGTCGAGTCTTTCTTTGAGAGACGTGCAAATAAGCCTGAATAAGACACATGGGCCGTTAGCTCAATCCGGTAGAGCGGGTAAGTTCTAATTTTCCTGGTTGCGGGTTCAATTCCCGCACGGCCCTCTAATATCGTGATATATAATTTATTATGACTAGAACAGAAATGCAATCGAGGGTTACCGCTCTCAGGGAAGAGTTAGAAAATAGAGTTAAGTATGGCACTGTAAAGATTGCCGATGCTGACGGAACGCCCGTTTCCACTGAAAAGCTTCAGAACGAGATGTATTCCTTAATATATAAATTGAGCAAGCGTGAAGCTTAAGCTAACCATTGAACTTGTTCCAAAATCTTGTTGGTTTTCTAATGTGCGCTCGTCTGTTACCAAAAAACAATGGGACGCAATTAAGTCTACAGTTTCAACTAAAGCATATAATGTTTGCGAGATATGTGGTGGCGTTGGCCCCAAACATCCCGTTGAATGTCATGAAATTTGGAATTACAACGACAAAAAATTGATACAAAAATTAGTTGGCATGGTGGCCTTGTGCCCCGACTGTCATATGGTTAAACATATGGGACTCGCCCGCGTACAAGGGCGGGAGGTAAAAGCCACAAAGCATTTCATGAAGATCAATAAGCTTTCATATCAAGAAGCTAACGATATTATTGACGAGGCTTTCGTAGTCTGGCTCGAACGCAGCAACAAGACTTGGAAATTAGACATTACACATTTAGAAGAATACGGAATAGATTCTAAAAACATAAGAAAGATACTATAAGAGAATATGCAACCCAATCAAGCCGCGCAGACACAGACACGCATACGCATTAATAATCAAATTCGCATCCCCCAAATAAGAGTTGTCGCCAGCGATGGAGAAAACTTGGGAGTGATGGATACTTGGCAAGCCCTTAAGATGGCTCAAGACCAAGCACTAGACTTAGTAGAGATTAATCCTAGGGCGGTACCGCCTGTCTGTAAGATTATGGATTATGGTAAGTTTAAGTACGAAGAAAAGAAAAAAGTTCAAGCTGCCAAGAAAAATCAGCAGACACAAGAACTTAAAGAGCTAACATTTAGGCCCAATACAGATCAGAACGATCTGTCTCATAAGCTTGAGCAAGCCAAAGGATTTTTAGAGGAAGGCAATCGAGTTAAGTTTACCATTCGCTTTAGAGGTCGTGAGATTACTCACCCTCAAGTTGGTAAAGATAAGTTAGATTGGATGTTACTTGGACTTGTAGGATTGATAACTGAACAGCATCCAATTCTTTTAGAGGGCAAGTTTTTATCAATGATCGTGGCGCCCATAAAGAAATGAAATATAAAGTTTCTTTCACGCTAGGCACTGATTATAAATTTGCTGTAATCAATGGATATAGGCCTAATTGGATTGGTAAGCGCAAGCCAGATTATAATTGCGCCCAATTATTATTTGATGATACTAATGTAATTCGACCGGGCGAAACTCGTGAATGCCTATTAGAGCCACTTGCCCCAGTATTATGGGTCAATATTGGGCTTAATGATACATTAAAGTGTATGGATGGTTTCAAGCATATTGCTGATGCCGTAGTTATAGAAATCATAGAATAATGTCCCTGTGGGTCAAAGGATGACCACCAGTTTCCTAAACTGGAGCCAAAAGCTTATGTAGGTTCGAGTCCTACCGGGGATACTATAAATACTTGATATATAATCTTCCATGAAGACAACTAATGGAATTATACTTGCAGGTGGCACGGGATCAAGATTACTACCTCTAACAAGCGTAGTTAATAAACATTTGCTTGGCCTTAATGGTAAGTTCATTATTGACTACCCAATCGATACCTTAAAGAAACTTGGTTGCGAAAATATAACCGTCATATTAGGAGGCAGTCATTTTTCCCAGGTTGTAGGTTATCTTGGTGATGGCAGTAGATACGGATTGAACTTTAATTATGTTTACCAATCCGAGCCCAAAGGAATTGCCCAAGCAATATCTTTGTGCAAGAAATTCGTTTCTGATGGCGACTTTTCAGTCTGTCTTGGAGATAATGTTTTTGAGAAAACTCCTCGATGGAGAGTTCAGGAACTATACGCTCCTCGTGCTCAAATTATGTTAGCAAACCACCCAAGCCTTAATCGTTTTGGTGTTGCATCCATTGACAATAATAAAAAGATTGTCAAGATTGAAGAGAAGCCAAAAGAGCTAGACCATAATTATACTAATATGGCCATTTCTGGCTGTTACCTATTTACTCCCGAGTTTTTTGATTACTTCGATCAAATGAAGCCAAGTGCTCGTGGTGAATATGAGATTACAGATATTATCAATAAATATATGGAAAATGATAAGTTGTGGTATAGTACGGCCGAGGGACTTTGGAGTGATGCCGGGACACACGAGTCCATTAGCTATGTAAATCATTATTTCTATCAAAAAGAACATGGAATTACTCAAATCTAATTTAATTATTGATCCAGAATATAAGCCATCATTAAATATGTCTTATATGGATTACTTTAACAGAGCAATGGCATTTACTCAGACTAATTACCATGATCGCTTAGTTAAGACTATAAATACAAATTTCTCTAAGCTTTCTCCTACTATTTTTTATGAAGAATATACTTGGTCAGTATTGTGTTTGGATAATAATTTTCTTGAAGCTTCACAGCTTATTCCGAATGTAATTAATCGAATTGCATTATTAGGTCAAAGTTTTTGGAACCTAAATAGTTTTCCAAAGACAGAAGATATTAAACCTAAAATAATGGCAATCATTCATGATGAGAAAAAATTCAACGCATTGTATAGCTGTGCGGAAACGATGAACAGCGGCATTAAATTGTTTGGGTGGGACACTTACAAACACAATTTCTTAAATTCCCCAGCAAAGCTATGCGTTCTTCCAGCTATCGGCGTGATGGGGGCTAAGCAGCTCTCCAGAAATATTGGTGCGACCCACGATATTGTTGGGTTTCCATGCATACAAAAATTAGCTACTCATTGGGGATTTGAGGATGCTACAGCTTTATGTACAGATATAAGCAAGCGTGTTTGTATGCAACCAAAGATCATTGAGGTTATCCTCTGGTATGCTGCTATGACATTTGATTACTCCTGATATAGTTAGTATGATTAACATTCACTGATTTGAGGGAATATGAAAATTTGCACCATTGGGCCTGGCTTTGTCAGCGACCATTTGCCATACGAGAAAATTACTGATAGATTTGATACTAGCTCTAAAATTATAGATACTTGGCTGGACATACATAAGCCAGATGTATTGGTTAATTGTATTGGTAAAACGGGGCGCCCTAACATAGATTGGTGTGAAGCTAACAAAGAAGTAACTGCCGTTACGAATGCCGCCTTACCCATGTTGCTTGCAGAGGCGTGTGCCAAAAAATCAATTCATTTAGTTCAGATAGGATCTGGATGTATTTATTTTGGACAATCTCCTAACACAGTATACTTTCTAAAGGGAACAACCGAGCCCGCCACAGATTTGGGCTGGAGAGAAGATGATTTTGCAAATCCAAAATCTTTCTATTCTAAAAGTAAGTATGCTTGCGATTTAATGCTTGGCGGCATGAGTAATGTAACTGTGCTTCGCATTAGGATGCCAATCTCTACGAAAAATAATCCACGCAATCTAATTAATAAGCTTCGTGGTTATAAACAGATCATTGACATTCCTAACTCCATGACTTTCATGGATGACCTAACTCGCTGTGTTGATTGGGCAATTAAGGGCACTCATACAGGGATATTCCATGTCACTAATCCTGAACCAATAACTGCGGCTCAAGTGATGACAGAGTATCAGAAATACGACCCATCTCATTCATTTGAGATTATTAGTGAGGCACAGCTTGATGGCCTTACATTAGCAAAAAGATCGAACTGCATAATTAACAGCGATAAACTTAAGAAAGCTGGCTTCACCATGTCGCCATCTAAAAAAGCATTAGAAATTTGTATGGCCGAATACGCCAAGAATATTTGATTGGAGATTACATGTCTAATAAGAACATTACGATTGATTTGAAAGCAAGAAAAGATAAAGACGGATTAACATTCTATGTTGGTAAGATTAAAGCTCCAGTTCTAATTGATTGCAAAGATGGGGCAGTTTTTCTTGTATTCGTTTCCGATAAGGGAGATGAACAACTTCAGATTGCTTTGATGGATAATAAAGATACCGAGGATTAATATTTTGGAGCAAATGAAACATTTCGAAACTTTATGGGAAGAAGGCGAAAAGCTACATGAAAATGATAGTGCATCGACCGTGCTTGATGAATTATCTATGAAGATCAATTTGTATAAAATGATTGATTCTAAAATAGAGATTCCAGATTTGGAGCGTCAAAATATAAAATCTCGCACAATGGGCGAAATTTTACTAACATTAACACAGTTATCTCTCAAGGATAACATAAATGTTTTTGAGGCGCTAAATGTGGCCATTCAATATCGTAGTGCGGAAATTACTGCAAAGATACCTAAAGACCTAAGATTACCTGGCACTTAATTATTGTGGAGTCGCAACAATATCAGTAAGCACTTCAACATTAAGATTTGGGAAGTTCTTTTTGACTTGTGTAGAAAATGCATGAGTTAAATAATCACTAACTTGTTTTGATGGAACCTCTGCATCTACTCGATATTTATTATCTCCCAATGGAATAATCATTGGAGATTTAATAACTATTTTTTGTCCTGGCCACAATCTGCTTGGACTATTAGATCCAATTACATTCCATAACATAGATAAATGTTGAACATTAGGATCTGCGGCTTGAGCAAATTTAGCTATAATTTTTTGTTGTTTAGCAACTACTTCTATTAACTTGCTAATAATTTGTTTATCTTTGGAATTCATTCTTGCCCCTTTAGAGATTGTTGTAATAAGTAAACTGATTCTTCCCTTTGACTTGCTATTGCCATAATCATATCATCTAAACCAAGTGTCATTTTACCCTCGGCCTCAAAACAGTCGTAGGCGGCCTGTGAGAACTTTATAAAATCTTTCTCGATGGCAAGGCTCATCTCCGCTGGGGAGCCTTCAAGTTTGCTATACTTTGACAGAACCTTGTTTAAAAGGTCAGTCTGAGTATCATAGTCGATTGTATCTTCGCCCAAAACCCCCATGAACTTTTCGGCGGCAGTATCTAGGTTTGTTGAAGCAGATTCATAAATTCTCATAAATAGCAAATGATCCCCATAAAACTCAGAACCCTTAGTTGTCCAGTGATTATGTTGATGAATTAAAGACATAGCTTTTAAGCTAGCCACATACAACGATGCTATTTTGGTGCATTTATCCATTAAAACCCACTTGCAAAAGATTACATAATTTCACAAAGATATGTTTTTATTAGTATCTTTGGGGTAAAATATTGGCGGCTGGCACGGTTGATCGAGATATAACGGCGCCCTAATTTTTGTGTAATAATCGAATTATTTAGAAATCGTCGAACTGTCTCTCGACAAAAATAAAGAGGGATCAAAGGGAGAGTATAGATATATTAGGATCTGGAGACGGTAGCATGAAGAAGCCCAAGGTAGTTAAGCAGTTTAATTTTAAGGATCTATCCCATCAAGATATGGTAGATCTGTTAAATATAGATCATCCGATCAATCTGAAGTATAATGAAGAACTAGTTAAAAGAGTTTATGATAGATATCCATTAGTTAGCAGGGTACAGGTTGCAGTTATCGTAACAGCAATTTTTCAAAGTTTTAGAGATTTACTCGTGCTGGGGAAAGTTTTGAATTTCAACAATTTGTTTTTTAACGCAAAATTACTTTTCTTTGACTACCGAAAAAACGGACATATATTACCTTCCTTGAAAGTAAAAATTTCCACGCCCCCGCTATTGAGGAACCATGACAAATAACTTTATTGATTTAGATGATGACGAAGATGATATTGAGTCAGTCCCATTGGATATCAATACTGTTAAAGAAGAATTGCCAACATACACTTCAGAGAAATTATGCGAGATGATTGTATGTGATAGATATTTTGGATGCTACAAAGATATAGCAATTATGTGTATGGAAGAACTGGCTGCAAGAAGAGCAGCTGGTGATCAATATGATTTCGAAACTCACATTGATAAGTCATTAGCTGATATGCCAAAATTAGATTTTGTAATGCCAGATTTAGGCGAAGTCTTACGAAAGCTTGCCGGAAAGTCATTTCTAAAATGAATACTAAACTAAGAGAAGAAATTGTTAGACATGTGTTTTCTAATTTCGCCATTATCC